CGTGCCACTCTGTTTGATATGTTAGGTGCAAAACCTGTGTTACTGGCATACAAACCTGTTGCAACACTGCCTGATGTTGCAGGTACAAATTTATAAGGCCCGCCTTCTGCTGAATCTTCACCACAGAACCAAACATTGCCTGTTTGATCTAGACATGCACCATTTGCAATGATGTCAAATGATTGTGATTCAACAAATTTAGGTTCTGCACTACCAGTGTTGTATTGTGTACTGGTAGGTGATGCATTGATACTGGTTTCTGTAACGTCTGCATAATCATATATGCTGTAAAATATATTTGCCGCACTGTGATCATACTGAAAATTGGGTGTGTTTGCAATAAACACATTGCCTTGATCTAAAAAATTGAAATCTACAGTGAAATTAGCCTCTTCGGATATGAGATATGCTTCTACAAGTGCGTTACCATTTGAATCTGTTCTTGTTGTGCCATAACTGGGTTTGACAGTGCCGGTAGTGTTAGTGATATCGTAGTGTATGTTTGCATTTGCAGGCAATTTAGTTGTTATTGTTAATAAACCTTCATTTGTTGCACTACCACTAACAGGATCTAGATCAAATACATTGATGTTACCGTTTGTGAATGTGTTGCTGGTTGCATAGATAGTAGAAGTATTGCTGTCACTGATATTGTACACCAGACTTAATCTATCTGTGAATGTTGCATAGCTCACAGTGTTACTGTTACCGGAACTGTCAAAAACCATGTCTTTGAAGCCATTAGAAAGAAAGAAATTACCGCTTACATTTGCTTCTAACCGCATTGTTGGTTCTGTGGTCAATGAAGTATTTGCACTCAAGTCATGTGTGCCATCTCCATTATCTGTTTGTGTAACAAATTCAAATGACGGAAATGGTACTGCTGTAGCAGTGCCTAAAGGTGTTTTTCTTGTAAAGCCAAATCTTCTACTCATTTCTACTCCGGTCTAGTTGGCCACACTACATCATCTCTGTTGCTTATACCACCAGTATAACTGTCTGGTAAGTCACGTAATGCTTGTCTATACGTCTGCCATTCTGCTTTTTTACTATCACTTAATGGTGAATCTGCACCTTGTGTCCAATCACTGCTGGTTAATAATTTACTGCGTCTTTCACGCATCCATTGTGTGTAATCTACAGCAGGTGGTGTTACACTTTCAATTGCCTGTGTGTCAACATTTATTCTGTATAGATTAACATTGTCAACTTGGTCATCAATGCTGGCCAAATTAGGTGCTACTGCCAATTGTGCTGTGAGCATGGCATCACTTATACGTCTACACTGTTCTATTTTGCCTGTGACTGAATTGTAAATTATTCTATATGGATGTTTCATTACTTCTTGCCTTTTGTGATATGTACAATTTCGTATTTCATGTTACCAAATCCTCTGGGTGCTGGCACACTGGTACCAACAGTGGTATAACCTTTTACTTCTACTTGTACTAGTCTAGCAGTCATGTCATTTGCAACACCACCTATTGCTGTTGCATCTGTTGTGAATATACCTGTTGCAACCAACTGTGGCGTAAAGTCTTGTGCGTTGATCAATTCAACACCGCCCATTGGTGTTGTGACATTTATATTTGCAGTGGCATTTGCAAATTGCACTGTGGTGTTAGCAGTCCAACCCACATCAAATGGTGTACCACCAATTGTACCACCTAAGTTACCCACAGCAGTAAATGAATAATCACCTATGTCAGAACCTTCAATATCATAAATTGCTGGTGTTATAACATTGTTAAATGTTGTACCACTTACCACTGATGTGTTGTTTGGTGGATCATCTTCAATCAATGCACCCGATGTGAATGTTGCCATATTTTGTAATGGCACAAAGTCTTTTGGCACAACATTGATGTTTGCAGTTGTGTTGCTTTTACTTGCAACACCTGTTATACTGTCTTTGCCTCGAATACTTGCAGTTATGCTTTCTACGTTTGCAAAGGTTAGTGCATTGTTACCATAACCGGTCATTGGTATTGATATAAGTGGTGCATTGTTTGCACTGAATGTGCCTGTGCCAATTGGAGGTGTAAATGTGTACACTGTGGGGTGTACATTTCCTGTTGTACCAGCATTTTGAGGTGTTACTTCTAATTGCAGTTGATCATAGTATAAACCAGGAGGTATTTGGAAATTGAATCCCATCCAAGGTCCTGTGATAGGTCCAAAAGGTCCTAGTGCAATAGGCAATAGATCTGGTGGTAAAGAATCTAGCAGACTGCCATCATCTGGATCAATAACATCAGCATTGCCATCACCATCGCCTACAAATATCACATTGCCTAAATCAATTGTGGCATTACCCCAATCAATGTAATAACCTGGTATACCACTTACACCTGCACCACTGAGACTTTGTATAACATTGTGATCATATACAGTATCATTATATTCCAATGCACTCACTTTCACACTCAGCATGCCTTCGACACTTTCTAATTCTGTTACACGCATAACACGGAACAATTTAGCATTGAAACCATATGTTGGTTCTGTGACTTTTACAACATCACCTACGTCTACTTGTATAGCACTGTAGTCTGCTTCAAATTCAATAACTTTGCTAATTCTGCTTTGACGTAAATCAATGTTTGCCAAGTTGTGAGCTCTAGGTGCATCATTAACCAAATTGAATCTAGTGTTAAGTGGATTGTCTGGTTCATTTGGGTTTCTATCAGCAGTTGGTGTGCTTACTACCACAGCACTGGTTTGGTCTTTTTGGTTTACTTGTGGAAATTCTGCTTCAATGCTGTTGTACAGTGAATACAATTCTGTACTTGATATTGTTATACTGCTCAGTATGTTGTCATTGTCAAACACAAATGCGGCACTCTTTTCTGCTGTTGTGGCGGCCCTATTGGGGACTACTCGGAACTTACCGCCCTTTGGATCATATGTAAAGAATGTACTGCTTTGAGCACAAATTGAATCAATGTTGTCTTTCACAGGATTGTATGTGCTGATCATACCATCAATTTGCCATCTATCATGTGTTGTTGTGACATTACCAGTTGTGATGTAATCTACTTGTGCTGTAGAATAATCATACATGTCATTGAAAGAAGTCAAATCTAAATCACCACTACTGAGTCCTGCACCATAACGACTATTTTGCAGATAATCTAACAACACATTGCTGGGCTCTTTGAGTGAATTTTCTATTTCAAAAGATATTTGTCCTAAACCTGTGAGACCATTTTCAGGGTCATAATCTATTTCCATAACAGCATACACCAGGCCATCATAATTTGTAGTACCATCAATTGTGCTGATCAGAGTTGTGGCAGGTTGTGCTATACCTGTGGTAGGAAATACTTGATTACCTGCGGCTGTACCACCTGCATACACTCTACAACGTATTTTGCCTGCAACATCTGTGCTACTTGTTGCGTTAGGGTCTGTGATGCTTTGTACTATGTGACTGCTACCAGCACTGCCAAAGTTGAGAACAGCATCACCTCTGTATATTTTGCTTACTGTATAACTACCTGAATCTGTTTCTTCACCAATAACCATTACATACACCATTGTGTTGTTTTGGTTCTTGATTTCAGCATCAACGGCGATTGCTCCTGTGGTAATTTTACCATAAAACACAGGTATTCTGTTGTCTGTACTAGGTGCTAACTGAACTTTTACGCCTGGATCTTTTTGTTGTTGTAAAGCACCGCCCATGCTTGGTGCTAGAGCTCTTGCTGTGGCTATACCTAAGCCAGCCGCTACCAGCGATGTTGCAATACCTAGTCCTGTGAGTGTTCCTGCCGCCGCAAATGCCGCCGCAAAGCCTGCACCTGATATTGCACCTGTTATAACTGCCGCTATTGCTGTAAATACTGCCATTAGTTCACACCCTCATATAAAAAATTACGCTCTATTGGCTTCCAACCACGTTTTTCCAATCCTAAATCTGGTGACTTGTCCATCAGTGTTAGTGTGAAACCATCAATAAGGCCTGCATCAGTCATTTTTTCACCTGCTTCTACATATTTTTTCAACAATTTGTAACCTATTGATGTCATTCTATGTTCTTCTTCTACCCACCATGCTATTTCTCTCATGGTTTTTACATGTGGCAACCATGGATCTGGGCTAGTGAGCCCAATCAACATGCCTTCTATGCGACCATCTATCTCGCCTACTAACACTATGCCTGTTTTCATAACATGACATAGAAAATTTCTCACATACTTGTCATTGTATTGTGGTAAATGATGTGCCGCATAGGGTGAACTATTGGCAAAGTTAATCATCATCTCCATTATTCTATCAAAATCCTGTAAACCTGCACGTCTTATCATATCTACCTTTCTTGTATGTTTCTACTACGTCCGCCACGGCCTCCTCGACCGCCGCCTCCGCCACCACCATAGCCTCCACCACCACCACCTCCGGCGCCGTTGAACTCTCTACCAAAGTCAAATTGCACACCTTGCAGTTGTGGTACTCTGTAGAAAGTGTTGTCTGTTGGAAAGAAGCGTTTTCTATCTTCTGGTGCTGTTCTTTGTCCTGCTACTTTGTTTTCTAATATGGTGTTTATACTTGCAGTACTTACTGCAATTGAATTTGTTCTTTCACCGCTTACAATGTCTTGTTCTTCTGATATATTGAAGTTGGTAATGATACCACTAAAACGTTGATACACATTTGCACTAACAATTTCACCATCTGTTAAGAATGCTCTGTACACTTTTACAACACCACCTTTGATTGGTGTTGTTAACACTGCGTTCATGTAATCAGCATTGCTAGGTATGCCTGTGAGACCAATTTGCAAGTCACCATTTGTGGTTTTGATATCTTCTTGTATTTCGCCAATAGTTAAAAATGCACCACATTCTGTGTAACTGTTTGAATTGTATGTGAGAGCTTTATAAGCATTGCTTATGTAGTATGTAGTGCCATCAAGTGTGAGGTCTATCAACAAGCAATGTTCTATAGAGTTGCCCTGTACAGGCGTAATGGTTCTTGCCATTATGTATCCTCTTTTCTAATGTTCTCTATCAATTCAAATTCGCTGTTGAACGTTAGTATATCATATGGCTCAACGTTATAACTTGGCTTTGAAATCATTTTAACACGAAAATCACAGTTAGCACCTACACCAAAACCATTGTTTGTAAATGAATAACTATCTTGTGGTATAATGTTTCTGTGACATGGTACTGTGATATCTGGGCTTTGACTAAATGGTACATCTTCTGTTACTGTATACACATATCTATAACCATCGCCTGGTTGTACATAATCACCTTTCTTAAACAAATAACTGTATGTGCTAAACAATGTTGCGTTTGTGTTGATGTGCAAGTTAGCACCATCTGTACCAGTTGGTGATACCAATAAACATCTTGCTAATTCTGCATCTGGCACATCACCTTGATATTGTGTGATATAAACAAGACCTGTGTTACTTGTGCCGATGTCAATGGTTTCTTCTTCTGTTACATCCAGTCTGTCTATTTCTTCTACAAGTGCTCTGTTCTCACTAAATTTGAGACCACTATGCATGCCTACAGTAAATCTGTATGGCACAGCACTTGCAAGTTCTGCAGTTAACAATCTCCCACTGCGTGAAATACTTTGTGCCGCAACTTTACGTCTATTGATTGTAATATATGTTGCGTTATCTACTATTGTTTGTATGCTCATCGTGCTGGCATCCTCCTAGCACCTGCTCTGGTGACATTGTATATAAATTCTGGGTCAGCGGCTACTAACTGCTGGAATGAACGTGCATCAACAGCATTGATGTTGTATGTTACTGGTGCACCACCTGCCATCATTTGTGCTGTATCTCTGGTGCTAACAACTGTTGCTGGTCCTCTAACAAGCTCTGGTCCTGCTTCACCAGCAATACCAAATTTACCTGGAGGTATTTGTCCACCATGTTCGAAGAATCCTGCAAACAAGTTACCAAACACACCACCCTCAGGTGAGAACAGTGCTAAGAATGCTCTGTTTGCCAACATCTTGACAATCTCAGCAAGTAGACTTTGGAATAAATCTTTGAATGACAATTTGCCTGTTTCTACAAAGTTCATTATGCTGTCTGTGAAACCTTGTGCCATTGTGTCTACTATTCTACCACCAAATTCAGCCATGTTAGTGAATTCATCATTGAGACGCATAAATGCTTCTTGGAAACCTTGTCCAAACGATCTACTTTGTTCATTTACTTCATCTAATTTGTTTAGATAATCAGTAAGTCCTAGCAATCTTATTGCATTGATATCATCTAATTCTTTCTTTTCTTCATCGAATCTTTCTTTTAAGAAAGCAAGTTCTGTTGCATTTAATTCTCTGCCTAATTCAATTTCTTTTGCAAGACGTATGTTTCTATATTTGTCTTCTAGTGCAATTTCATCTAAAGCAATTTGTTGAGCTAGATCATGACGCTCTTGCATTCTCACACGCTCATCACTGTCGAATGTTTTTTGCATTGCATCAAGCAACATGAGATCGCTTATACGTACTGATATATCATTAACAGCACCTGCTAATCTTTCACGTTGTTCTACTGCTCTAGTGATTTCATTTTCAAGTTCTACTTGTTCTGCTAACAGTCTTAATCTTTCATCATACTCGTCATTGATTTCTGCTTCTTTTGTGGCTCTTTCATCTGCACTTATAAGAGTTAGATCATTTAAGTCACGCAATGCTTCTGCACGATCTGCTTCTATATCAGCAGTGCCTTGTATGAGTGCTTGTTCATCTTCTAATGCTGTAAGCAAACGTGTTTGTAAATCTAGACTATCTGCAAATTCTTGACTTTGTATTGCCAGTTCGCCTGTGATAGCATTGAATTCTTCACGTTGACGTGCAAGTATTCTCACTTGCTCATCTTGTTCTTTTTTGATTTTCTTTTCTTCGTCTGTTTGTTCTTTGCGTTTATCTACTAATTCTTTTGCACTGGTGTTATTTTCATCGAGCTCTGGTGCATCTCCCATTTCAGCATTTAGGTCTGAAACACTTTCTGTGGCATCGTCTGCTGTGGCTTCAATTGCCATAAATGCGGCTGTACCTGCGGCAAGTCCACCAAGTGCTTTTGCTAAACCAACACCTGTAACTGCTTGTAAAATTACTGCGGCACCCGCGGCTCCACGTATGGCTTTTGCAACTCTGTTAAACATCACTACACCTTGTGCAATTACGCCTACTGCGGCACTACCAAATGCAAATGCAATAGCGGCACCAACAAAGTTCAAATTCTCTGCAATGAGATTTATACTTGCGGCTATGCCAGCAAATAAACCTGTTCTAGATTCAATTTCACCTAACAGTGCAATGATATTGTTTTTGATATTTGTGAAAGCATCGCCTACTGTGGCTAATGTTTTGCCAAAGTCAGCATCGATTGTGTCTGCTATTTCATCTGTTGCGGCTACAAGTACATCTGAGGTAAGTTGACCTTCTTCTGCCATCTTACGTAATTCACCAGTTGTAACACCAAGTTGTTTTGCAACATTACGCATGAATGTTGGGTTGGCTTCCATGATACTATTGAATTCATCACCACGTAAAACACCACTTGCCAATGCTTGACCAAATTGTCTAATAGCACCTGCACTGGCGTTTGCATCAGCACCAGATATTTTCAGTGCTTTTGAGAACGTGCTGGCAATGCCTGCAACTTCTTGTTGACTTAGACCCATTTCTTCTGTGGCAATGGTCAAGTCTGAGAACAATGCACCCACAGCACTCAAATCACTACGTGTGTCTTTTGCTACGTTTTGAATTAACTTGAATGCACTTGCCGCTTCTGCTTCTGTGTCAGTAACAGCACGTATTCTGTTTTGTAGATTTGTGAATTGATCTGCTAAACCAATGATTTCTTTAGCACCAATACCAGCGGCTAAACCTGTTAACGCACCTTTGAGACGATTTACACCGCCTTCTGCTTTCTTGGTATCTAGTTCTAATACTGCTTGTATTTTCTTAGCCATTATAATTCTCTATTGTTGCTCAACTTGCGAAAGTTCTTGTCTAGTTCTTTTTCAAAATGATCTAGACTGGGCTCTGTCATGCCTTTTGGAGCCTGTTTACTCCAACCATTGTCTAATCTTTCGCCATATGAATAATCTGCAATGATTTCACGTTGATTCTTTCTATACTTTGTGTTACGCCTTGCGTTACCACTACGTTTAGGTGTGATGCCTTTGAAATATTTGTAAGTGTCGTCCATAGCATTGTCTATGGCTTTCACAACGCCTTTTTGTAGACTTGCTAAATCACGTTTGTTTATTTTTATTCCTGCGGCCACTACCTTTCACCTTCTTAAAATGTTCTTCTAGTGCTTTCTTGTCAACATTTTTATTGTCTACACCTGTTTTCTTATTGTTCTCATCTGCTTTGTAGTTGCGATATGTTATTGCTACATCAAACACCCATAAATCCAGTGTGTTGCCAAGTTGTAACACTTGACTAGGTAACATACCATACCGTTCGCCTAATGAGTCCAGCATCAATGCTGTTTGCAACTCACCGCTACCCTCTACTATCGAACTACCTGTTACTTTCCCAGTTGTTCGACTACTTTATTTAAGCAACCCATCATAATTTTGGTTGGTAACACCTTATCTCCGTCAATAATTGGCTTGCCAGACTCATCTAAGATCAAGTCTTTGCAAAATGCTAATAATTCAGGGAAATCTTCGTTGCCAGGCTTTGCGTTTGCAAAACGTACAAATTTTTCGAGTGGTTGTTTATCGTAGGCCCAAAATTCAATTGGTTCTTCATATTGTTCGACGATCCATTCATCGTCTAAAACCATTTTGAGTAATTTTGGTTCTGTTGCGAGGTTTTCTAATTTCATATCTTTGTTTCCTTTATATCTCTATCATGTAAATTGTGTAATGCACTTAAACAAAATGCAATACGTCTTTGTGCTTTGGCAATATCACCTTCAGCACAGCGAATCTCATTCTGAGCTTTCGCTATCTCCATCTCCATCGACTTCAGGATATCCTTTATCGAGTGGTTGCTCCAAATCTGCATAATCTTTGTCCGTTACTATATCTATATTTATTTGTTTTTCAACTTTTTTGGGCTTAGACTGCTTGCCTAAGTAAGGTGCAACATCTACCCATTTGCCATCTACACGTATTTGGTCTGGACCTGTCCATTCACCATTTTGTAGATATGCTTTCCATTTGTTTGGTAATTCTTTCATGTGTTGTCCTCTAAAGTGAATAGCCGCCGAAGCGGCTACTCTATTTTAGGTTCTTTATACGGTACCCGCTGTTAGGTCCCCATCCACTTCAATAGTGACTGGAGTAATCCATACTGCTTGATCCATGCTTACTGTTGGTGCTAAACCAGAAATAAAACCTTCTCCTGAGATTGTTTTATCACCTGCTGTACTACCTTCGAAACCAACTTCGAAGAATACTTTGGTTTTGCTATTACTTACACCAAATAAACCATTTGCCGCAACTGCATTATCTGCGTTTGCGCCATCACCGAAGAATACATCTTCATCAACTAACACGTTGAGTGTGATTTGGTTTGTGCTTGGTGTTGTAAATGCTTTTTCACTAGCACTGTCTAATGTTTTGTATCTGGTTACACCAGTACTTGCATTAACAGTAACGTCTTGGACAAAAGGCACTTCTAATGAATTTGCTCCACCGATACTACCAGTGACTGAAGTGTTACCTATCGCTAGGATACA